GATTTGGGCCTTGGTAAAGCGGAAAAGCCCAAGAAGGAGCCGAAACCGCAGGTAAGCATCGAATTTACGGACCGTGATACCATGATGGAGTATCTGCCCACACTAGAGAAGATAAGTTCTGATTCTCTGGCGAAGATGAAGGTAAGAGGATGACCGAGCCAAGCGATGTAAACCCGGGCGAGCGCAAGACTCGAGGAAAGCGCAAGCAAAAGCGCAAGACCGAGTTCATGACCGATGAGTGGATTGAGTCTAAGCGTGAAGACGTAGTGGGTATGGCTCGCCTAGGGATGACTGACGAGGAGCTCGCCGACATCCTTCGAATTGCCGAATCAGCCCTTCAAAAACACTTTCGCTTAGAGCTCGACACCGGCCGTGCTGAGATACGCATGGCCCTTAGAAAAGCCCAGCTAGAGAAAGCGCTGCAGGAAAAATGCACCAAAATGCTCATCTGGCTAGGCAAAATGTACCTAGGGCAGCGTGAACCCAAGAATGAGGTTGACGTGTTCCATAATATGAAAATAGAGCCGACCTACTATGGTGAAATGGCAGCCGAAGAAGCCAAAAAACGTCATAAAGATTCCTGATTTTGAGCCTCGGGCGTATCAGCTAGATTTCCTCAAAGCAATGGACGAAGGTTACAAGCGAGCGGTCCTCATCTGGCATCGCCGGGCCGGCAAGGAGGTCACGTGCTGGAATTACTTAATCCGCGAAGCGTGTTGTGGGCGGACGGGGACGTACGTCTATTTCTTTCCTACGAGTCGATTGGGACGACGTATTTTGTGGGACGGCTCCAACAAGGACGGGAGACGTTTTATCGATTACATCCCCAGCCAGTTAATCGATGGACAGCCCAATTCGGTGGAGATGAGGGTGACGCTGAAGAATGGCTCTGTAATCCAGATTATGGGTACGGACCAGATTATTAACGTCGGTATCAACCCCATAGGCTGCGTTTTTTCTGAATACAGCCTACAGGACCCCAAGACGTGGAACTTTGTGCGTCCAATCCTTCGGGAGAACGAGGGATGGGCGGTGTTTAACTTTTGTGTCAAACGCGGAACGTTGGTACTGACAGAACAGGGATTACGACCGATAGAGTCCATAACAGAACCTACCGGGTCATTTACTGAAATAGACAAAAACATTTATGGGTTGGGAGGTTTTCATAAGGCGGAACAGTTTTACTCCGGAGGAAAAAAACACCTAATAAAACTGAAGACCGCAAAAGGTTATGAAATAGAGTGTACGCCCAACCATCCTTTGTGGGACGGACAGGAATGGAAGGAGGCAGCCACATGGAAGACCGGTGACCATCTCCCTATTCAGCTAAATCAACAAATATTTAGTAAGAATGATTTCGACTTTTCTAAATGGAAGCCCCCCATTCCAAAAAGTAAACAGGGAGGGTGGAAAAGCCTACCGAAAGAGTGGCTGCCTTTAGAGATTATGTATCTTATGGGGTTGTATCTGGCGGAAGGTTCAATGGCGTCGCCAAAGAAAGCAAGAGGCGCTCAGATTACGATAACCAACACCGACCCACAAATAGTCGAGTATTTACAGTCTATGGGCTTCAAAACCCAAAAGGATGGAATACACCATATCTACAGTGGGGGGGAGGTGCAAAACCTGTTTGAGTGGTTTGGTCTATCTGGAACCGCAAAACAAAAAAGGCTGCCCTTAAAATTGTTTGAGTGCTCAAAACCTCAAATAGTAGAATTTTTAAAAGGATATTTCGATGGAGATGGCTGTGCAAGCTCTAAAACCAGTGGGCAAGTAAAGGCAACTAGTTCGTCTAAGGAGCTTCTTAAATCGCTTCAGGTGTTGCTGCTCATATTCGGAATTGTCAGTCGTTTATCCTCCAGAACAACTCCGCCGACCAAAAGAGTTACGGTGCCCTGTGAAATATCAAACTTGGAAATAGAGGGATATTTCGCGTGGAAGTTTTTCGAGGAAATTGGATTTCGGTTAAGCCGAAAACAGCGGAAAAAGGAAGGTTTGTCGGAAAAAATTAAACAGGGAAGAGGAGACCTGGTTCCCACCGATGCAAAACAAATTGGATGGTACCCGCGGGCTATATTAGCCAACCCATCCTCAATTAGTTATCGGATGTTGCGGCGTCTCAATGACATGCGACCAAACCTCTATATACAAAATCTTTTATCAGATGCCTTTTATTGGGACAAAATCGTAGATATTGAGCAGAGCGAGGGAGAGGTTTACGATTTTGTTATACCAGAGACCCATTCGTTCTTTTCGAACGGAATTATATCCCACAACACACCACGCGGCCGCAACCATGCGTACGACATGTTCCTGATGGCGGAGGATAATCCGGACTGGTTTTGTCAAAGATTAACCATCGATGACACCGGTGTCCTAACCGAAAAAGACATGGAAATCGAGCGGATGGAGGGTATGAGCGAGCACCTCATCCAGCAGGAATATTTCTGCAACTTTGACCAAGGACAGGAGGGGAGCTACTATGCGAAATACCTTAACAAGGCTGAGATGCAGGGGCGGATTACGAGCGTTCCTTATGACCCTTACTGCCCAGTCGATACTTATTGGGATATTGGCGTATCAGATTCGACAGCTATCATTTTTGCTCAGACCGTAGGCCAGGAAATCCACATTATCGACCATTACGAGGCACAAGGTGAGGGCCTCAACCATTACGCCAGGATTCTTCGAAAAAAAGAGGAAAACAACACCTGGCAATACGGCACGCACTATGCGCCGCATGACATCAAGGTTCGCGAGCTGGGGCATGGGGCAAAAACCCGCATCGACATGGCACGCGAACTAGGCATCAACTTCGAGGTAGTGCCAAATCTCCCTATTCAGGAAGGAATAGAGCTTGCGCGGGGCATCTTCCATAGGCTATGGATAGACTCGAAACAGTGCAAATACCTTATCAAGTGCATCGAGAACTACCACAAGCACTTCAACGAAAGGCTTAATGTGTACAGCGACAAACCTGTCCATGATTGGAGCTCTCATTCGTGTGACGCCTTCCGTTATCTAGCCGTTGCTTACCATCGTGCCAAGAGGGACCGCATGACGGAGGAGGATGCCGAACTTCTTCAGGCTCAATATGCACATAGGTACTAGTAAAGAATACAGACATACGGTACATTTTAAAACTAAAGATAGTGTAAGAATTACGTAGCCGCACCACCCCTTTTTTTGGGAGGCTACACAGGAATACCGGATGTAAAGCCGGACAAACAGAAATGCGACTTAGGTCGCGACGCAGGGAGTAATTAACCCGTTCCGGACCAGCATCCGGGCGTCGCATCCTATCCTTGCTGGGGGATAGCAAATGGATTAGGTGTGCGATGGCTCGTGATATAGGTATTATCCAGCAGTTCGACACGGCTTATAACGAAGCCTACCGAGCTTGGGATAGCTTCTTCCCAGAAGCAGAAAGGGATATGAAGTTTTATTTGGGAGCGCAGTGGGACGAGTCTGAGAAGCGCGCCCTCCATGACGAGGGACGAAATACCTTCGTCTTCAACCGTATTCGCCCTGTCATTAACATGATTACGGGCTATCAGCGACAGCACCGCCTCTCTTCTATTGTTACACCAATCGAAGACTCTGACCAAGCCACAGCCGACCAACTTTCTCAGCTGCTTCTTTATGTCATGCAGTCCTCAGATGGCTATCGCATGGTGTCTGACTGCTTTGGCGGCGCTGTCAAGACCGGCTGGAATCTTGCCTCAGTATGGATGGACTATCGTGATGACCCTGTTAACGGTGACATACGCTTTGCACGCGAGCCCTGGAACGGTTTTATCCTTGACCCTTACTTTACGCGACTTGACCTTTCGGATTGCTCATACGTTCTAAGGCGTAAATATCTCAGCGTGCAGCAGGTAGCCTCCCTCCTTCCTGGTCAGGAGGAAGAGGTCTATGAGATGCATAAAATTGGTTGGGAAAGGGACGACAAGTTTACGTGGTTACCCTATCAGCGTCAGCCTTCGGGTATGGACCTGATGGCCTACAACGAGTATTACGAGCAAAAGTGGACCACACAGAATATCCTCATCGACCAGGAGACCGGCCAGTACATCGACTGGGAAGGCGACCGGGAGCAGTTCAAGCGGCTCAAAGAAATCAATGACGCGTTCGAGCTGTCTACCAGGCAGCGCAAGTATATTGAGATGCACATCATCGTCAACGACCAGGTGATGCGCACGGTTGAGAACCCCTACGGTTTAGACGAATACCCCTTTGTCCCCTTCGTAAGCATTTTCGAGCCGGAATCCGACCAGTGGTCGCTGAAATGCCAGTCTCTCATCCGTTGCATGATTGACCCGCAGCGCGAGGCCAACCGCCGTCGAAGTCAGATGATTGACCTCCTTGACAGCCAAATCAATTCGGGCTGGATTGCTACCGAGGGTTCTGTTGTAAACCCACGAAGCTTATTTCAGGCATCACAGGGCAAGGTCGTGTGGCGCGAGAAGGACGCTCTACCCGGTGCAATCGAAAAAATTCAGCCCGCTCAGATTCCCCCTTCAATGTTCCAGCTTCAGCAGCAGTTCGACGCGGACATCAAGGAAATTGCCGGCATTAATGACGCCGCCTTCGGCATGCCGGAAAGTGGTAATGAATCAGGAATCATGATGCTTCTCCGTCAAGGAGCGGCCATCACCAACCTTCAGGATGTCTTCGACAACCTTCGCTTCTCTCAGAAGGCACTTTCGATGAAGATTCTCAAGCTCATTCAGACCTGGACCCCCGAGAAGGTCAAGCGAATTATCAATGACGAGCCGACACCTGAATTTTATGAGAAGAAATTTACTAAATATGACTGCGTGGTTCAGGAAGGCGTCCTAACCGACACCCAGCGTCAAATTTACTTCCGCCAGCTGGTTGACCTTACCCAGCTAGGTGCTCCCATTCCTCCCGACGCACTGCTTAAGGCTGCTCCTCTACAGGGTAAAGCCGAGCTTATGGAACAGGTGCAAGAAGCGCAGCAAGCTCAAGCACAACAGGCGCAGCAACAGCAGCAAGTGCAAAACGAGCTCATCAATGCACAGATGCAGCTTGCTCAGTCGAGCTCGCTCGAGAAGGTTGCCGGCGCCAAAGAACGGTTCACCCGCTCGGTCGCCAATATGGGCCTGGAGGACGAGCGCGCAAGTTCAGCCGTGAAGGACAGAAGTCAAGCCGTCTACGACCAAATCCGGGCGATGAAAGAACTCGACGCCATGGAGTTGCAAAACGTTAAGGAAGCCTTACTCATCACCGAGATGATGCGCGAGCAAAATCAGGTCGAGGAAGAGCAGATTAAACAAGACGACGTGATGCTTTCTGCCTCGGTTGCGGAGAGTCCGCCTCCTGGGGCTGTAATCCAACAAACCTCGGAGGTTTTCGATGAAGAAACAAGGATATAACGACAGGATGGACGAAAGTCTTGGCATGCGTGACGGCAAAGAAGCCGGAAAGATGCAAAGCATGAAAGACCGTCGTCACGAGTCGAAAGGAATGATGGGCCATGACCGCAAGCCTGAAGCAGTGAAGGCTATGCCCATGAACATGTACGACAAGAAGCCATGCCCTAACCGTGGCTACGACGACAAAGCGTACGCATACAAGTACTAACTACCAAATCGGTAAGAACTGGTAGGAGATTGATAAATGGTTCAAGAGTTAGGTGAAACAGTCCAAGAGATGATGAATACGGACCAGCAGGCTGTCGAAGACATCCTCAACAGACGTCCGAATGGTCACTACTGGATTGTGATACACCACAAGCCAAGCAAGATGCGCATGAAGACAGGTGAGCAGGTGCTCATGCGTCTGGTCAAAGATTACGACGAACGACCTAAGCCCCTATTGGGGACCGTAGTTTTAGAGGTCAGGGACGGAGAAATCACCGACCATCAAATTAACCTGCACGATGCACCAATTGACTGGGAGAAGGTCGCACCACATGCCGGGCTTACGGAAAACCCGTACGTCCAGCAGAGACCGGAACTCAAGGGTTCGTACATCTTTAATAATTAAAGCGCCGCCGGCTTACGGGCGAGAAGGGAACACATGGAAGACCAAGTGCAGAACACGGGCGAAACTAGCGGGGACGCCGCCGGTCCCGCAACAGCTGAAGCTCAACAGCCTCAAGCGGAAGCTCAGGCCCCAGAAATGGTGCCTGTCACGGCTTTACAAGCTGAGAGGAAGGAACGTCAGCAGTTGCAAGAGCAAATGAAGATGCTTCAAGACCATGTGGCTCTGATGCAGGCAAACAAGCCAGCTGCTGAGCAGCAGGATGAATATGCAGGCATGAGTGACGACGACGTGCTGACTGTGGGGGAGGCCAAGAAGTTTATTGGCCAGCTCCAGAATCAGTATCAGACGGGACTAGATGAGCTCAAGGTCCAACAGAAGTATCGCGATTACGACCAGGTGGTGAAAGAGTACCTCCCGGAAGTAATCAAGGTAAATCCAGCACTAAGGCAAACGCTTCAAAACGACCCTAATCGGTACGAGTTGGCGTATTTCTTGGCTAAGAATAGTGATGCTTACAGAGAGAAGAATCACAAGGCGAAAAAGTCTGCCGATGCGGAACGCATAGTTCAAAACGGGCAACAGCCCGGAAGCCTATCGGCTATGGGCAGCAACGCGCCAACACAGACGCCAAGCGCATACAACAACATGTCTGATGCGGAGTTTATGAAGCTTGCCAACCAAAACCGGGGCTACTTTTAGCCCTAAATAGGAGAGCAAAATGGCTATCACTACTGTTAGCGTTCTTCCTCCGGCGGTGCGGGAATATTACGACCGGCTTTTGCTAATGACGGCGTACCCGCAGCTGATTCATACTCGTTTCGCCCAGAAGCGAGCACTTCCGGAGAAGAGTGGCGACACTATCGTATTTAGGCGTTATTCGCGTCTAGCGACCGTACCTGTACCCCTCGTTGACGGCACAACTCCTCCGGGAGCAAGCCTATCAGCGACGGACATCCAGGCTCGCGTCGACTTCTACGGTAACTTCGTTACCATCACCAACCAAGTCGAGCTGACTGTTGAGGACCGAGTCCTTAACGAGTCTGCACGTCTGCTTGCTCAGAACATGGGCCAGACAATCGACGAAGTTACCCGCGACGTTCTTGCATCGACAAGCTCCGTGCTTGCTTGCTCTAACGGTGTCAACGGTAACACCCCCACAGAACTTACCAAGGCAGACATCGACGCCGCTGTTGTTCAACTGCTGAACAACGACGCTGAGATGATTTCCGAGGTCATCCAGGGACGCGATGCCTTCGGTACCGCTCCTGTACGGCCTGCGTTCTGGGGTTACATCGACACGGCTCTACTGGACGACCTGGAGAATGTTGCTAACTTCCTCCATAGCGCACAGTACCCGAACCAAAACGAAGTACAGCCCGGGGAATGGGGCACCACAGGCAACGTCCGCTGGCTTTACAGCTCGGTTGGCAGTGTGTCTGCTGCGTCTCCTGCGGTGTACAACAACTTCATCATCGGTAAGGAAGCTTACGCTGTTGTCCACCTGGGCAGCGAAGCTGGTGAGTTCTACGTAGAACCTCTTGGTTCTGCTGGTAGCGCTGACCCACTTCACCAGCGTGGTACTGTCGGCTGGCAGCACCCATTTGTCGCTCGTATCTTGAACGACAACTTCATGGTGAACCTAACTGCAACGCACACTTAATAGGAGGAGGTAAGTCATGGCTCAAATGAAAACATTTACCTGGACTAACCCGAACCCTGCAGTTGCTAGGGACCTGGATGTTGGCTTCGAGGTAGCGGAAATCACAACCATTGACCGTACTAACGGCGGTATTTGGATGTGGAATGACCAAATGGCTGACGCTGAGGTGTTGGACGTCGATGCTGGTACAATTGCGACCACTAACGGCTTCACACCGCTTTCAGAAAACGCCAACTACGGTGCTGCTATCAGCGCTATTTCGGCTGCAAACCCTGCTGTTATCACAGTTGACGACTCCGGCCCTGCTGGTTTCGCTGCTGGCGATACCATCAAGGTTGCAGCTGTTGCTGATGATGGAGCGGGTACCAGCCTGAACGGTGAGTACACAATCGCGTCTCTTACAGCAACTGCCCTTACGACAGCTACGGATACTTCTAGCGGGTATTCAGCTTATGTAAGTGGTGGTTTCGTTACACGAGTAAGCGACACCAACGGTAACGCAATTCCTACAGAAAACTTTGCACGCCGCGGTATCACCGTTGGCACGACTCCAGTCGGCGCTAACAGCGCTGTCATGGTCGCAGTTGTGAAGGGTAAGGAATCAGTCACCTAATCCCCGGGGAGGGGCCAGGTTTACCTCCATTTTCCTGGCCTCTCTCGTTTTGCTAAAGAATAGGAGCTAGCAATGACCAAAGATGTCAAAGGACCAAAAATCATGAAAAGCGAAGCCGAAAGGAAAGAAGAATGGCTTAACGAGGAGGTCTCGATTGAGTTCATGAACCTCGAAGAGCCCGGAGTCCCACAGCTATTCGTTTACGGAAGCACAAAGAATCCGAAAAAATATCACCTGATGCACGGCGGCAAATACAAGCTTCCTCGGCGCGTCATTGAGCACATCGAGTCCCGCCGCACTCCGATTTGGAATTACCGTCCAAACGGCATCGGCGGAATGGAAAAGGAACTGACCGGACACAAGTCTCGGTTTCAGTGTCGGCAGCTGTTTGAGTGATGTAAAGCGGGTTTACATAGGGGTGTAGCATGGCCAACTGGGATTTATCAGAGATTCGTACGAAGACGCGGCAGCTAAGCGGCCGAACGTCTCTGTCTGAGCTGAACAATAATCAGCTCGACGAGTACATCAACAAGTACTTGCAGTACGAGTTTCCTGCTGAAGTCAAGTTGAACCGGAATTACACCTACTATGAATTTACGACGCTGTATCACCAGCAGCTCTACGACTTTCCTACCAACTACACCAACTTCGTTCCTGAGGCCTACGTAGACAATCTTAACACGTTGTTTTACCAGGACCCTGACAAGTTTGAAGCGGAGAACCCTCAGAACGTTCAGCGCTTTACAACCTGGACTGGCGACGGGGCAACAACCGGCTTTACCAATACCTTTAGCAGCAATGTACCGATTCAGAAGGAGTCGGTGGTCATCGATGACACGGTAGAGGTCTTCACCGATAACGGGCTGGGCGTGCTGACAGGCAACCAGGGTGGAACAGGCACGGTCGACTATGAGACGGGCGCCATCTCCGTAACCTTCAACACAGCGCCAATATCAGGCCAGGGAATCTACGCCAGCTTTGTGCAGCAGATAACAGGAAAGCCGACAGCTATCCTAATGTACAATAACCAGTTCAAAATGTATCCGGTCCCAGATAGGGCTTATCGGATTCGTTTGAAAGCCTGGACATTGGAACTTGTACGACCGGCCTCTGGAGCCAATCAGGAGACCTTCATTAATGCTACTGACAGGCCTCTGCTTGACGAGTGGGGCCCATGTATAGCCTTTGGAACCGCAAGGCGCATCGTCTCAGATTTCGGTGAGCTGGACCAGTACGCGATGCTTACCCCGCTTTACAAGGAGCAGGTGGACTACATCCTAACCAGGACGCACATCGACCTTGAGTCGACCCGTGCGCTTCCAATGTTTTGAGGTAGGTATGTATTGGGATAAAAACGGACAAGGTCACCTCTTCGCGCCAAAGCCGGACTCCCCGGCCGATAGTTATATGTGGCGTAAGTTTAGGGAGTATGACCAAAGACATCCCAATATTTACGACAAGTTCAAGGAAATCTCGATGGGCCTGTGGGACCGCGGGTACCGCAAAATAGGCGCGGACTACGTCATACGTGTCATGAGGTGGAGAACAGGGGTCAATGCCGAAGAAGACACCTTCAAGATAAATCACAACTTCTTCCCCTACTACGCCAGAAAGATGATGTTGGAACATCCCGAATACGAGGGAATGTTCAACCTTAGACCGCTTAAAGGAGACCAATACTATGGCATGGGACAGCTCGCTTCCGGCGAATGACGAGAAAATTCGCAATCTGGGCGTCGTAATACGTCCCAACTGGCAATCGATAGAGCAGGGTGAAGACGCAAACCCGATGGCTGGTACCGCCTCCTATCTCCAGCAGTACAGCTCGGCCTATATAGAGCGAAACGGGCGTGCAGCCAACAACGACCCGACGACAGAAGCCGAGACGTTCTTCATGTACTGCAAGCAAGATGCCAATGGCGTCGCTGAAGGCCATGTGAAGGACCCTGCTGGCAATGTCATTGCCCTCACAGAGGCAGGAAAGCTCGGAAACCGCGCGACAGCCTTCTACATGGATTCCTTTGCTTTCGATACTGATGCGGCGCGTGTCAACAACGAGAATAACATCGTTGTGGCATGGGGTTACATCAATAGCGCCGGCACCCTGCAATATGGGTCCGGTATTGCCAGCGGCTCTAAGACGGCTACCGGGCGTTATACAATTAACTGGACCACAGACCGGTTTGCCAATACCAACTATTCGGTAGCTATACTATGTGAAGGCAACGTGTCCGGTTCCTGGGACGGGTCCACAAAAACCGTCTCCCAGTTCAAAATCCAGACAAGGAATGTAAGCGCCGGAGACAGTAAAGACAGTGGCTTCTTCGTGATTGCCGTCGGAGGTCAAGCGTAATGCAGCCTTTCCTCATCGCGCCATTTAGCATAGGCCTGGACACGGACCTTGAGCCGTGGCTCTTGCCACAGGATGGGTTCGAGGAAATTACTAATGGTCACATTCATCACGGAATTCTTGAAAAGAGAGAAGGATACCAAAAGCTCGGAGACCTTCCGCATTGCATCAGTATTACGGGGGCAACTAACGCCGACCCGGCAGTATTTACCGTAGCTTCCACCACTGGTCTGACGAACGGTGACACCGTACAACTAAACTACATGACAGGCGGCACCTGGACGAGTCTAAATGACACCCAATATGTCGTTCGCAATGTAACGGGTACCACCTTTACGTTAGAAACGATAGCGGGAGCAGACGTCGATGGAACATCACTCGGGAGCTTTACGTCTGGATGCGTAGGTTACTACCCTGGTGACCGCATCATGGGAATCTGGAGGTTTGTAGACAGCTCCAATGTGAAGCAGCTTCTTGTCTTCGATACCAAGAGAGCCGCCATTTACAATACCGTCTCGGAGCTCTTCGACCCACTCGACACAGCAGATGTGATGTCGGGAGCAAATACCGATTACGTTGTAGCAGGTAACTGGGCCTCGACTGCGTCCACCACGGCATCTACGTTATTTCGGCTTTACTTCACGAACGGCAAGTCAAACGCCGGGGGTTCGACAGACGGTATCCGCATCTATGACCCATCGATTAGCACCACCGCGACCACTCAGTTTGCTCCGACCATTAATGGCGGTAATGCTATCCGAGGCTGCAAGCTTATCTTTCCATTCAGGCAGCGTCTGGTGCTGCTTCACACGTTTGAGGGAACCAACACCTATCCTCAGAGAGCCCGTTGGTGCCAGGCTCAGAATCCTGGAACTCCAGGAAGCTTTGCGAACGAGTGGGATGACAACGTTGCTGGGCGAGGTGGCTTTGTGGATGCACCTACCGGCCAACAAATCATCAGCGCCCAGTTCGTTCAAGACCAGCTCATTGTCTTTTTCACGGAGAGCGTCTGGACTCTGCGGCCAACCCCAGACCCTGCGCTCCCCTTTCGGTGGGACAAAATCAACGACTTCCGGGCCTGTGACGGAAAGATGACAACCGCCGGCTTCGACCGCTACGTCACCGCGGCAGGCTTGAGAGGAATCACAGCTACAGACGCCGTTGAGACCAAACGGTGGGATGCTCGTATCGAGGACTTCGTCCAAGATGAGGTCAACGCGAACAGCTTTGAAAAGGTCTTTGCGAAGCGCTCGTTTGGTAAGCGGCGCCTTTGGATGCTCTATCCTTGCTGTGAATCTGAGGATGCCGATTCGGCTCTTATCTACGACGACGAGTCAGGTGCGTTTAGTACCTACGACATCTCGATGAACGTTCTCGGATACGGAGGTGTTGCCAAAGACTACGCGCTGGATGACTTTACCGCGGCCAACGCCACAAATTTGGGCTTGCCGGAGACTCTATCGGAAGCCGGGGAAGACCAGTTAGACGATTACGTCTGGCAGGCAGGTGGAGAAATCTTCCTGGGAGGAGACCGGTCCGGACAGATTCACACACTTGAAGTCGACGCAAGCGACGACGGTGCTTCTATCAGCTTCGAGCTTTACTCAGCGGCATGGAACCCCTGGATTAAAGAAGGTGCGCAGTGTCGGTTCGGATACATGGACGTCTTCGTAGACTCTAACCAAAACACCGACGTCATCTACGAGTTCTACAAAAACAATGACCAGACGCCTTATGCGACTCGAACCGGTGATTTTCTCCCCAATCTAGTGGAAAAAGCCGAGATTGGCTCCATTTCGCAGGCGAATCCAGGTTCAGTTACCGCTAACCAGCACGGTCTGTCCGATGGCGACGAAATCTATATCTACAAGGTCGAAGGAATGGCCGAGGTTAACGGCGGACCCTACACAGTGACGGTAGTCGATGCCAACAACTTCACCATTGGAGTCGACACCTCATCCTTTACAGCCTATGCGACTGGAGGAGTCATCACCGAACTACCGTTTGAGCGTACTAAGACCTGGAAGAGGGTACATGCTGGTGGAACAGGCTATCAGCACCGTGTGCGTATCATAGCCACGGGCATTGATGAGCCTATGCGTATACATGCGTTTATGCCGCACTTTGCTAAAACAGGGAGGCGCGTCTCATGACCATCCCTGAGAGCCTAATCTTTCCTAACCCGCCTGACCGAGTGCTTGAGGAACCAGCTAGGTTTCAGCAATACATCCGCGAGATGATATTTACTCTGCAGAGAATGTATGAGGACGTGGCACAGGGCATCAATGGCGACATCAGAACAAACGATGATATAGGGAACCGGCAATATTTGCCGGCGGTGTTCGGTGTCTCATCTGCTGGAGCAGGAACCTACGCGGCCGACAAACAGATTGGATGGGTCCTAAGACAGGGCCTGATGGTAGACGTGTGGTTCGACGTTACGTGGACAGCCCATACGGGCACAGGGAATTTATATTTGGAGCTGCCATATTTGGTAGCCAACTCTTTAGAAAAGCCGTTTGTTGGCGTTCTGCAGGTCAGCAACTTAACCTACACTGGCGATTATTGTGTTATGAACGCAATTCCTAACACACGCCGTGGAGAGATTTGGGTTTGCTCAGCGGGCGCAGCCACAGCGAATGTGGCTATGGACACTTCGGCGCAAATTATGGGACACATAAGGTATGTCGGCCAAGCAATCGAAAGAAGTTGAGTTTGAGGATTTACAGTTTATCAGGGTGTTTACGCCTATCCATGTGCCAAAGCACCTGATAGAGCAGATAAAGGACAGGGATTACAGCGTTGATGATTGGTACAGACACCAACAGCAAATTTGTACGATTCAAAGGAATGGGCAAGCGCAGCTCAATCCTATGTCGATGCTGTATGTTATTAGCGATGAGAATCTCAAAGTTATTGGGATGCTATGGTGCGAGATTGACATGCTGGGCAATGCTTTGGTGGTGCAGACTTTCAGCATGGACAAGCAGTACTGGAATCGCGGAAAAGCTGTCTCATTGCTGGCAAAGAAGGCGAAGGAAATCGCCAAAGAGTGTAAACTAAAGAAAATATTCTGGGTAACTAATTATCCAAAGCATTCCGAGTGGTATGGCTTCAAGCGGTCTAGGTCGGTGCTAATGGAGTATACGGAGGAAAACGATGGGAAAGACAATGATGGGGAGTGCGAAACACACGCAGAACATCCCCCTTCAGACTCAGCAGCAGCAAGACCTACTGAACCAAGTCCTGCAGTCTGCGGGGCCTGAATTTGTTCAGTCCATGATGGGCTTCCTACAGCCCGGTGGATTTGAAGACATTTTTCAGCAGGCGGTCGTCGACCCGGCTATGATGGCCTACGAACAACAGGCCCTACCAGCCATTCAGCAGCGCTTTGTAGATGCCAACGCAGGAAGTTCCTCCGCCTTAAACCAAGCCCTTGCGCAAAGTGCTGCTGACCTTTCAACGATGATTGGTTCCCAGGCCGGTCAGTTCTACCAGCAACAACAGGCCAACCAGCTCAACGCAGGTCAAATGATTGCTCAGCTATTAGGACAGCGCACGTTTGAACCCGTGATTCAGCAGCGTCAAGGACTAGCAGGACCCCTTATCGGTGCCGCGGGGACAATTGGCGGAGCAGCGCTTGGAGGTCCCGCGGGCGCGGCAGCCGGCGGAATGGCAGGAAACTGGCTCGGAAGACTGTTCGGATAAGGAGAAATTAATGGCGATTGTACTTCAAGACCTTTCCGGAATAGGGCAGGGAATCCAGCAGGCTGGCGGCGCATTAGCGCAAGCTCTGCAACAGCGACAAATGGCGCAAGCCGAACAGGGTAAGTTAAGCGCCTTAGACCAAGCTCTTGCTTCCGCAGACTTTTCCACGCCAGAGGGAAAAAAGTCGATATTAAGAGACCTGATAGCCAAAAAGGTACCTGTTAAGGATGCTCTCGCCATCATTGACCAGTATTCGCCCGACCCTGTAGACGCGTTTCTCAATAAATACGCTGGACCGCAAGTGGGACCAAGAGGGCGGGAGATGGGTAATCCTCAACTTGGACAAATAGCCCCTGCGGGAGGTGTGCTAGAAGAGACTGTTGCTGAAATTCAACAATACCCCATGCCTGGACGGGGCAATGTGGTGGACTTCGAGGAGCAACAGGTTAACCTATTTTCGCAGTTGCCTGATTCCGCTCTTGTAGAGGCGGCGGCCTCAGGAGATAAGCGCCTACAAAACATGGCAGAGGCCGAGAACGAGCGAAGAGGTAGAGCCGAAAAGCGGTACGAGTCGGACCGTAAATACCACTCAGAGGGTGCGCGGCCTTGGCTCAAGAAAATTGACGAGATGCGCCAGTCAAACCGCAGCAAAAGCATGGCTGTAGAGCTAATGGCGGACGCTATCGAACAGGGCAACCTAGAGTTTTTCAGCAAAGACAACTTCGCCAACTTCTTGGGGCGCTACGGCGAAGGGCTTCGTTCTCCGGAAGGGGCTCTGCTTTTGAATGCCACAAAGGAATTCCTTCTCAGCAACATTCAGAGGGCCGGAAGCAGACCTAACCAATGGATAGAACAACAAATTAGCCAGATGCTTACCAAAATTGGTCGCTCTGATGAGGCTAACCTTTCTGTTGTAGAGGCGCTTCGCCATGAAACGGAGGTAGAAAAACTCTATCAGCAGGAAACGGACCGCATAGCCGATTACTACCGCACAGAGCTCGGATATGTGCCAGACAACATCGGAGCGCTAGTTGACCAGGCTGTGGAACCGCTTGCCAAGGAATCTCAGGACCGACTCGCCTATCGCCTGCGAGAGATTAAAGAACAGGCGGGTGACCTCACTGAACTCATGAAGAAAAAAGTTCCACGCGGAACACCGCTAACGTTTGAAATGATGACAGTATTCGCTGACCAATATGGAATTCAGGAAGGACAGAAGAGGGCAAAGCAGCTTGGGTATACCATTCCATCCGAAGAACAATATATGAGGTACAGCCGTGGCAGATAGGACAATTTTTGACCTTTATGTACCTAAAGACCAGAGAGACGAAGCTCCACAAGAGCCTCAAAGGGGTCAGGGAGCTCAGGCGGTCAGAGAAGTTGGTTTGGGAGTAGCACAAGGCGCCGGCGATGTAGCTCAGTTAATGGGTATGCTGGAAGCGGCAGTTCAGTATCCAATGAGCAAAGCTATGGGACTCGACCTCACTGAAGGCCCTCCCGTATCTCCCGGTCAGGAGGCAAGGTATACGGCCGCAGACGACCAAAATATGTCATTTTGGCAGAAAATGGCACTTCTAGACGAAGACGATGACCTTATGCCGATGATGAGAGTGCCTGCAGGAAGAAAGGCCTTAGACGAAGCGCTTGAACAAATTCCAGAAGAAGGAATTCTCCAGGAAAGCGTTAGGAGGGTTACTCGCTCTGCTCCGGCTCTTGTAGCCGGCCCTGGAGCTATGGCAGGAATGGTCGGAATGGAAGCCAAAGGGCTGGCCGCTAAAGAGGCTGCTAAGGCGATGGGAGCTGGTGAAAATGTCCAGCTTCTGGCCGACATCCTTGGCTCCATGACTCCTACCAAAGCTGTACTTCAGCCGGGCGCCAAGAATAAGCAACTCGTAGAATTTGCCCGCAAAATGGGAATGAAAGAGGCAGAAATCGCCCCTCTGGTTCAAGGGGAAGCTAAGCAAAAACTTTTGGCTAACATAGCTAAAAAGACAGGAAAAACCGAAAGGCAGCTAAAGACGACGCGTGAAGCCCTTTCGGGAGCATACGATACCCTAAGAAGAATGCCTGCGGCAGAGACTGTCCTAGCTACGCCTCAGCGCAACGCCCTTGTTTCGAAAATGGAGTCACTTCTTCAGGACATGCCGGCAAAAGTCAGAGGCACCATCGCAGATGACCTCAGGCAGTTCGAGAGCTCGATGATGAGCGGCGACGACATCATTAAATTCTACCAAGACGTTAACTACAACGTAGGCCCAAAGACAAAGCAGCTGACCCGTCTTAAGGAGCCCCTAAAAGAGGCGCTTTCTACCATCAATCCGGAGCTTGGCAGGGATTTCAATCTCACCAACAAGCTGTATCAACGCTATAGTGACATTTCGCGTAAGCTACGTCCATCCATGATAGATACGTTTATCTCTAAATCAGAACCCTACCGAGTTCTTATTGGCCTCACTACCGGGATGAATGGCATTTTAATGGAGGCACTGGCAGAGGGAGCCGGACGAAGATTAGCAAGTGCAATGCTGACCAATCCCCGTTTGCAGAATATATCTCGAAAAATGGTCACGTCGATGAATACCGGAAGAATCAACGCTATGCAAAAGCTGACTGAAAATTACATCAACGAAATAGCAAAGGACCATCCGGAAGCCGCGCGTCAGTTGCGTTCAATAGACTGGGAAGAGGTCAGAGCATTTATTGATGCTGGGAAAGAGGACTAGGACAGATTGTCGTATAACCACGTGAATAGAAGCCACGCTATTCCGGCAGGGACAAGAAGAGACATAGATAACTCCGTTTATCTATAAGTTAAGATTTAGTATACCTTTATGTTTGAAGGCGTAAGCAGTATATCGCCTAAGACCATACAGGTCAAGTAGTTAACGGTTTGGCCAAAACCTTAAACAGGAGAGCGACATGTCAAACAGAAACCCCGCTGCTTACACCGGAATGGTAGCAGCTAGCACTAGCCGTCAAGGCGACATACAATTCGATGCCAGCGACTTTAGCGTCGTCAACGGCGTGGTCTCGCTAGGTGGTACCGGAAACATTGAAAACCTCACGCCACAAAGCGGGTCGGTTACTCCGGCAGCCGGTCTAGTTGCCCTATCAGGTGCAACCGGCGAAATGAGCACGTCGGGCACCGGCAACACAATCACCTTTACGCTTGACGAGGGCGTACCTCGCTCCGTAGCAGTCTCTATGACGGCAGCGGAAATCAAAGCGTTGGCAACCACTCCTATCGAACTCGTAGCTGCTCCGGGCGCAGGAAAAGTGATTCAGTTCATGGGTGCAGAGCTTAAGCTTGTAGCCGGTTCAGAAGTGCTTGCAGAATCCGGAGACAATCTCGGCATTAAGTTTACCGATGCCTCTGGCGTACAGGTATCCGCTACTATTGAGTCGACTGGATTCATCGACCAAGCCGCAAACACATATACAACAGGCATCGCGGCAAACGACGCCATTGTAGCCGCTACAGCAGCGGAGAACCAGGCCCTAGTGCTAGACAACCTGGGAAGTAACTTCACGGGCAATGCCTCTAACGACGCTACCCTCGAAGTCAGCGTGGTCTACCGCGTAGTAGAACTTTAATAGGTGGGGGCTTCGGCCCCCCCTTTTTTGGAGGAACAAATGGTTAAGCAAAATATAAAAAAGGCGGATGTAGAGCCGTCAGTGACGGCATTTGGGGAATTGAGCGTAGCTCAACCGTCTCCGCGTGTTTTGGTCCATTTCCCGTACAACATCAATACGGATATCATTTCGACTACGGTGGCTGCCAGCGGAACCGTTACGCATAGTGGACAGTTTGCGGTGATAGGGGCCGGGGCCGCTACAAGCAGTAATGCATCCATGGAAACCAATCGCCTCCTGGAATATAATCCTGGCACCGGCGGATTGGCTAGATTTACTGCAGTATTTACTGACGGTGTGGCAGGCAACTCCCAAATAGCGGGTATTGGTTCTACCACAGACGGTTTCTTCTTTGGTTTCAATGGAACCGAGTTCGGAATTCTTCATCGAGCAGCAAGTTCAGATACCTGGATTCCGCAGACAAAATGGAATGGAAACAGAATGTTGGGCAATGAGAGATATCTTCAAACTCTCGACCCCACCGTAGGAAACGTCTTTCAAATTCGATATCAGTGGCTAGGTTTTGGAGCCATTCGTTTCTATATAGAAGACCAGGTTAGAGGGTCTCTTGAGTTAGTCCATACCATTCAGTACGCCAATGCTAATACATTAGTATCAGTCAACAACCCCTCATTCCCGTTTTACGCTCAAAGCGCCAACACCACCAACAACACTAACGTAACCATCCAGATATCCAGTATTGGCCTATACATCGAAGGTAAGGATTCCTCGGCAGGTGAGACCAGACAAGCAAAGGATAACACTAAAACGGCTGTTAGCACCGAAACAAATATCCTCACTATCAGAAATAAGGCGACTTATCAATCTGTCCCCAATAGAGTTGTGGTTCAGCCCGACTTTGTCACTGCGGCTGTGGATGGAACAAAAAACGCCACCATTAGAATCTATGCGAATGCCACCTTAGGAGGCTCTCCGAGTTATACGGATATCAGCACCAATACATCAGTGGTCGATTTTGATGTTGCTGGAACGACGGTCTCGGGAGGTGTCTTACTAGCATCCTTTGCTCTGGACAAAGTGGGTTCATTCAACCAGGCATTTAGAGAATTTGAATTTTTTCTGAATCCTGGAGATACGATGACGTTCAGTGCCGAGAGCACAGCCAATACGGATGCCACGGTAGCTATTTCTTGGGCGGAAAGGTTTAAATAGGAGAACACTATGACAATAAGTAGACAGAGAGAAAACAGGCCGATGAAGTTCGGCGAACGAGACCGTCATGAGCTTATTGTTCAAGATAGTGAAGTTGCCCTCAGAGCCATTAATGACACCAATGGAAATCCTATCTTTCTTGGCAGAGCAATCCCTGGAGTGCTAAATGCAGAGGATAAATGGCAGATTCGCAAGCTCCAATACGACTCCAATAATAGCGTGACCAGTGTCACATGGCCACAGAATGATGAAACGAACGCCAGCAACAACTACGAGTTTGTCTGGTCCGCTGTATCGAATTTAACCATCACAGCCATTACTCAGGCAAATCCAGCTGTAGTGACGGTTAGCTCGATTGGAAGTTTGCAGAATGGTGATAAAATTGTCATTCAGGGTGTAACTGGAATGACCGAGGTGAACTTCGATGGCTCTAATATCTATACGGTAGCGAATATTGCAGGAACCGATTTTGAGTTATCCGGAATCAATAGTTTAGCATTTACCGCCTACAGCGCCGGTGGCACCGTGGAGTATGGCAACGTAGTTAACCTGACATACTCTTAAGGAGACTGGCGATGGTTTGGAAGTACAACCCCTTTAGTGGGGAATTAGATTACACGATGGGGCCAGGCACAGGGACGGCAAGTATTGAGTTTGCCACCGACTCCGGTAGTGCGAACCCATCGGGTGCAGGGGTCCTGACCGTCGCAGGAGGAACCGGCATAAACACGTCGGGGTCTTCCAGTACGGTCACAATCAACCTGGACGACCCTGTCATAGTAGACAATGGTGGTACGGGAAGGACGAGCTTAACCGATGGCGCTATACTCGTAGGTGACGGTACGAATGCCGTAGAGCAAATTGGTCCTCTAACTGATGGGCAGCTACTGATAGGTGATACCGCAGGCGTATCGCCCGCTGCCGCCACATTAACAGCCGGAGCAGGTGTTTCGATTGTAAACGGGGCGGGTTCTATCACTATTTCGGCAAGCGCTGGTGGTTTTACGTGGAACGAAGAAACCGGAACCGCCGCAAACATGGCCGTCCAGAACGGATATATCGCCAATAATGCTTCTTTGGTGACGCTGACGCTTCCTGCTACAGCGGCCCTAGGTGAAGTGGTGCAGGTGGTCGGTAAGGGTGCTGGACTTTTCAAGATAGGACAGAATGCGGGCCAAACAATTCACTATATAAACTCGGACACTACAACGGGTACCGGCGGAAGTTTGACGGCAATCGAGCAGTACGCAGCAATAGAGCTCGTATGCATAACAGCAAACACAGATTGGGCCGTTCTTGATTCGGCTGGCAACTTTACGGTGGTGTAATTATGGCGACACAAAATGCAATATCACTCAACGCATCCGGACTCGCATCATACGACGGAGCAGGGACCTTCGCAGGAAGGACGATACAACAGCCAGCTGCTGGAATCACGGTCGCAGACGGTGACGGTGTGTCTGGCGACCCTACCCTGGCTCTTGCTGATGACCTTGCTGCTGTTGAGGGCCTGTCAGGCTCCGGAGTGGTTACAAGAACCGGAGCAAGCGCCTGGGCAACCAACAGCATTGCCGACCGAGCAATCGTGGCAGGAGATGCAGGAAATACCGTACAAGCTATTGGCCCTCTTTCCGACGGAGAGCTGGTAATTGGAGCGACAGGCGCAGACCCGGCCGCTGCCTCTCTTACCGCTCCTGCAGCAGGTATTACCATCACGGGGGGAACAAACACGGTCACCTTCGCCTTGTCGGATGACCTTGCTGCCCTGGAAGGTTTGGCGAGCACAGGTCTAGCAGCGAGAACAGCTTCTAACACTTGGGCCGAAAGGACAATTTCAGCCACTAGCTCCAAGATTGCTGTGACTAATGGAGACGGCGTTAGCGGGAATCCTTCCATCGATGTCACCGAGGCAAATCTTACTTTGGATAACATTGGTGGAACCCTTTCGGTATCTAAAGGAGGCACTGGAGCCACAACACTCACAGGGGTCCTGACAGGTAACGGCACCTCCGCGGTAACTGCTTCAGCGGTTACACAACATTCGGTACTTCTCGGTGGGGCATCAAATGCTGTAAGTGAAGTCGCGCTTGGATTAGGTGACCTTTTGATAGGGGCAAATTCTGCAGCTCCGAACGATTTGACATCATGGATGCAGGCAGGAAACAATTGCTGGTTCTGGAATCTATCTTTTACCCATTCAGCGGGCACTCTGACTCTAGCCGGTGCAGACGGGACGGCGCTTTCATCCACCAATCCCGGTTTTGTGGTAATGGCATCAAACGCTACGACCGGGCGAATGGTGCTGCATACAATTACGGCGAACGACACCCTGACAGTCAGTGATATGACCGGCAGTTTATTCGGTACCACGTCTTCCATAGCTTGGGGCAACGACATGCCACTGTATGTCGGGTTTATGGCCGATAGCTCAGACGCCAATCTTGAACCGGTCATCTGCCGAATGCCACACCTCAAAACATCGCCAGCCACCTCCGGAGACATTGGAGACCCTTCATCGGCAACAGCAGACGAAGAATGGTCGGTATTTGCGTGGAACGACATCACAGAGACCAACTACACATCGAAACAGGTGGGTATCATTGGCTCCCTGCGAGCCACAAAGGCTGTCACCACCGATGCATGGACGCTCACAGCACTAGACGCCTATGACGGAGCCGGAAAATGGAACGACTCTAGAACCTTTACCATGGTTACCGGTAACAACGGAGCAGCCTCGGGTAAATACTGGGGTGATGAGGGAGGAACTGCACCGTCGTTCAGTGGGGCTAATGAAGTCTACTATTGGATATCCAAAGACGGAAGATGCCAATATGCATGGAGGTTCAATACCAGTTCAGCAGCGTCCGGAACTGGGGCAGCCAGCCTAAAGCCACCATATCGTCATTATGATTCATCGGCGATTAACCTAACAATTTTTGGAGTGGGTCAGATGAGGGATAGTTCAGCAGGAGTAGAACGCACAATTATGTATTACGGAAATAGCGGCGGAATTAGTTTGTATATTCCGACCTTGGTGACGGTCGGAGTGGTCCCAAACAACAACTTTGATTCTGGGGATAATTTTCGGGGTTCCATAATCTTGCCACTACTAGATAAGGAGTAGGCTATGAATGAAAAAGAATGTGCAGAGTGCAAAAATATTATCAAAGAATCGTTGAGCTGGAAACATTATTTTCAGGAACAGGAAGTAATGAACGCGATAATACTCGATGATAATCCGGAACTACTCAGAAAGTTAAGAGCATGCCAGCAACAGCTGAACGACGTCTATGCGGAAAAAGCGCAGATTTTGGATGGGCAGGACGTAGACGCGAAGCTGAAAGTGCGAGCTGAATTTAGAAAGCCCGAGATTGACATCGCTAAACTATAGGGGAGCACTATGGCACGCAACATGGTGGGGGTTCCTTATGAGAATCCCGCAAGATATGTAGGACCCGGAAAGGACCTAATTCCTATTATTAAGGTTAGTAGAGCCCCTACTACCAGCGATGTCCGGTTTCCTTTAGGACAGTTTTGGCTAGTCGGAGATAGTCCCTCGACTGGAACCGTCGGAGACCTATGGTATCTTTGCGATTTTGTTGCGGGTGTTCCTCAATGGTGTCAAATAGCAGTGGGTGCCGGCTCACCAGGCATAGACACCATCACTGGAAGCGGTGGTACACCTATATCGCCTGATGTTTCGGGTAATGTAGACCTTGCCGCATCGACGGTGGCTAATGCTACGCATGCCGCTCCCCTATATGTAAATGACACCGTAGCCAATACGCTGACCCTCGATTTACAGGTAGCAGCCGCACGCACTGGAGCCCCTGGCGACAAAAATGACGTTGGAGTTTGTTCGTTCGATGATACAGCATTCTCGGTCGACGCCAACGGCTATGTGACGCTGGCTGGTGGTGCCGGACCATCCATAGATACCATCAACATTGATGCAAATACCGGTCCAGGAACAAACCCAGTCGTACCGGATGGTTCCGGTGAAGTGACTGTTAATGGTAACACGGTCGCTAATGCCACGAACGCAGAGCCTGTATATACGCACTCTAGGGCGGCAAATACCTACAACGTCGAGGTCCAGGTAGCGACAGGTATTGCGTCAGCACCAGGTGATAAGCTCGACGCTGGTCTAGCATCTTTCGACAGCGCAGATTTTACCGTAGATGCTGACGGATTTGTACAACTAGCGGCAGGGCCCTCAGTAGCAGCAGGCGAAATGCACAACCTGGCATTTACGCATAACGGGACCACGATGACACTGCATTCAAGAGATGGAACGGCCCTTTCGGCGACAAACGTCGGATATATTGCGATGCCATCCAATGCCACTGAGGGTCAAATCGTGTTGCAAGCCATTACGGCTAACCAGACGCTCACCATTGCTGACATGAACGGTGCGACGTTTGGGACGGATGCAAGTGTGGCATGGGGAAACAACATGCCGCTGTATGTAGGATTTATCGCAAAGGACGACGATACGGTACCTATAGCATGCATTTGCCGTGTACCTAATGCCTACCGTACACCGACAACATCGACAGAAATTGGGGACCCAACCACTCCAGCGCAGGCCAGCACTGAAGCCTCTGTATTTGCATGGAGTAACCTCAGCGCTTACACAGATTACGACTCTAACCATGTGCAGGTTGTTGGGAGCTTCAGAGCCACAAAAAACTCATCGGACGCTTGGACATTTGTCACAATGGACGAACAGGATGGGGTAAACCTATGGAACGACAACCGCCAGTTTTTGATGCCCTACAACCAAAACGGTGCCGCATCAGGTAGCCATTTTGCACTAAACGGCGGAACGACAGGACCAGCATTTGACACAGACAATCTGGGTTATACGGTTTACAAGGATGGCCTGATTGACCTCCTTATTAATTTCAATGCATGCAACACGGCGGGCGTAGGTGCAGTAACGGCATACATCCCTACACCATACAATATAGCTGGGCAGCTACCAGGTACATTTATTGCGGCAGGTGCCACAACTCATACGCACACATGGAGCTTGGCACAAAACACCCTGAGCAAATGCGCAATAGACCTGTGGTTAACCGGAGCAACCGCAGCTAGAACTCTAGCAGGTTTTACAACTACGGGGGATGGCAATACTTTTCTAGCGCGAGCCACATGTCGCATTAATGTTGGAGTCTTTTAATGGGTAAGGTGACGGTCACTCACGAATTTGACTACTACGAAGAGCGCCAGGAGCTCATGGAACTCATCCATGGACGCGACGCGAAGGGAGCCCTCTTTGAGGTAGACCAGGAACTTCGAGCCAAACTCAAATATGGTGAGGACGAGTGGTTAACTGAGCCTGTACAAAAGTATCTGGAGCATATGCGCGACATGATTTGGGAATCGGGAGCACTCCGGGATGACTGAACAGAAATCAATAAACTGGAAGAGGTGGGTTGTGCGTGGTCTTATTTCTATTGTGCTGTGTGCTAGTCTTCTTGGCGGTTGTAGCTATCTTAATCGAAAGCTCGGAGTAAAAGACGACCATTTCGTAGAAGAGATGGCAGAGCGCTTTATAGAAAGCGAGACAGGGCTCGATATTGACCTCACACCAGAATCCCCGGAGCTATAGCAACTTATATGGGGTTATATCTATATTTTGCTATAACTGGGGTATTTCTTTTGGCCTTTAGTCGTCGTTGGTTTCGTCTGGATAATGGGCAACCCATTCAGCCCGACCTACCTTCTGACCTCTTTCAAACGGGCATCGGTAATAGGCGAGACCTTCCTGACCAGGAGCCTGGAAATACCCCTGAGCGCCCCAGCTCTTAGGCTCTGTCACTACCATAAAGCAGGCGCCAAAGCATTCATCTTGTTCAGGGTCCACCTGTATAATATCATTCTTTTCCCATGTGTCTTCTACTGGTGTACCCATGTCATCCCACCCCCATTTATTTGGCATTTAGATATTCCTGGTATTGCTCGAATAAACGGATAATCTCGACTCCTTCAGGGTCCCGCTTTACGACGTCAAGGGCTAAATCTATGTCCATCTCAGCCAGTTGCAGTATTTGCTCGACCAAGTTAACGAACTCTTTAGGCATTTTCTCCATAGTCAAAAAGGACTACCTTGTCCCCCTCTTCCGTTTGGTTAAGCACTTCCTGCACAAAATCGGCCATGAGCTCTAGCTGGCCCCCAAAGAAGATGGACGCCGCAAGAAATTGAGGAGGTGCATCGTCTACCTGTTCTTTGGCACGTTGGAGGCCCATAAGAACCCCTTCGGCGAATGACCTGTCAACCTCTAGGCTGTCCACTTCACCAGCGGAACCGGCTCGGTATCTTCGGAAAGGCTTTTCAGTCTCTCTACTTCGGCTTGGCTCTCGGTCAGTCTTCCTTTTAGCTCGTTCAACTCGGCGAACAAGCGTTTCTGCACCTTCCGGTGGCTTTCCTTCAGGTCTATTAGAGCTTCCCAAAGGCCGCTCATCTCGCTCTTTGGCATCTCGAATAACTTCATCTGCTCCATCACTGTCCTCCATAACATGTTTATATTTAGGGTATCCGAAGTCCCTAGGTTCTGTTACAGACTTTCGTTCTCCACACACTGGGCATATTTCCATATGCCAGCAACAAATGTGCGTATCAGGCATGTTTCCTCCTGCCTCATACGCGCATTCTGTACAGGTCCATGGCGGGTAATTATCGACTGTGCATTTTACTCGTCGCGCCATAGTCGTTCCTGTAATTCATCAGCTCGATACGCATAGTATTCCGCCTCCCGAACGTATTTTTTAGACTCTCGGAAGTGCCAATAGGAATCGCCTGCTATGGTTCCGAGTGTATTTAGGCATGAGGTAATAACCACGCCATATGGGTTTCCAGTGCTCAAACCGCCAACAGCTCCAACAATTGCCGCTTTAGTAGCGCCTTCAACATCAATGTCCGTAATTTGACGGGCCTCTCGCTCAGCCTTGTCCATATTGTTGTGCATTCGCTGCACACAAAAGTGAATCTCGTTCCATATTTTATCGCGCTGCTGTTGAGAAAGACCACATTCTATGTGTGGAAGTTCAACCGGAGCAGCCATAGCACCTGTGGTTACAGTAATGGCGGTTACGATAATCGGCAGTGCTTTCACATTCTCTCCAAAAGTTTTAGTAGAGTCATCGCTAGGAAGACCAGTCCCATGTCTCTAAGGTATTGGGTGGGGAGTCTTTCGACCCCCCTAAGTTTATCTACCAGAAACTCGCAGGCTCCGACGCCAACACCTAGGAAGAGTGCGTACATGTCAACCTCCAAGTTTCTCGTGGTTCTTTTCTGTATGGCTCCAAATCTACTCCTTCAAGTTCAGGAACCTTGGAGTAGTCCACCCTCCCTGGAGGGAAGGACTTGGAAAGCGTCAGGCCGCCACCACGTGTGCTTTGGCCATCAGCTAGTCCTATGAGCCCTTCACGGAGCTGCTCACGCTTTTCCTTAAGCGTTTTAAGCTCTGCATCAATGTCACGTAGGCGCTTGGCATAGCAAAGCCATGAGTCATCCTCACGCTCTACATAGTCCTTATCCGTCAGCTCTGGAGCGGTTTTGCTTTTGATGCACTTCCAAAACCCAGACTCTTCCTTGATAAGCGTCTCTATGTAACAATCGTCGCGTTTTACTTCGACAACGGCGCCATTATAACCATCGAAGCTAAAATAGTAAAGCATTGGTATGCCGAGACAGGCCAGCTGATGCTGAAGCTGTGGTATATAATGCTCCGGGACCTCCCCAGCTAATGCCATTTCATGGTATTTAGAAGAGGTACACTTGATTTCGACAGCAACTTGACCATCAAGACTAAGGCCGTCCATGGATGCCATCATAAATTTGTGTTCGGGATGGAAGACGACTTGAGGAAATACATCAATGCCCGTCTCAGCTTCAAAGGCCGCCCTGGCTTTTGGTTCTAGCTCAGTCCCGCGGCGCATCGCAGCAGTTTCCTCTTGTGCTGGTGCCATCCCGAGCTTTTCTTGCCACAATTGGAAAGGAGTGCGCCAAGGTGATACACCCATTACGATAGGAGCGTCGCTTGCGCCTATAAATTTACGCCGCATTTGCAACCATTCTTCTGTCCCCTGGATTAAATGGTTGCCCATGACTCCCCCTTTATAATTCTTAAAACCTGACGTTTAGATATGTTATATTTCTTAGCTAGTCGGTGTGCGCCCATTTTATAGGGAATATACTCAGCCCTTAGAGATTTCACCTCTTTTTCTGTAAGCTTATGGTTACCATTTCTTTCACAGGGATTTCCCTTTTTGGGGTTAGGGCCTACAGGAAAAAGACCCCTATCCAAGGCGTCTTTAACGTTTTGTCTGCAACTCCCCACATATAAGTGGTCTGGATTCACACACAAGGGGACGTCGCACTTGTGAAGAACCCACATTCCTTTAGGAATTTCGCCTTTCCAGAGAATATACGATGCACGATGAGCGCGAAAAAACTTACCGTTCCCAGATAGTCCGTATCCATCAGGAGCAACAGGACCATTCCAAATCCAGCATCCGCTCGGTTTTTTTATAAAGCGGGAGGAAAACTCCTCCCGCCGCTGTTGGTAAGACTTTTTTGCTCTACCCATGCGCCACCTCACAAGCTTCTTCGCGCATCTTCTCAATGCGTGCGTGAATCTTCTCGGCATGCTCGACAGGGATGTCCTTGGGCTCCATGTTCTGGCGCTTTAGATAGTCAAAGACCTGGTCCCGGTACTCATGGTGATGACCAAGTTCCTCAAGCAGGAGCTCCGCACCCTCTTCACCGATGGTGCATGGTAGAGCCTCCAACTGTGCGTTCTCAGCGGCTGGTTCGTTGTTAAGGGGTACCGCCATTTCAATCTCACCCTGGACATAGCAGCCCTTGATGACATCGGGAAACAGCTGCCTAGCCAAGCGTGACAGAGCACGTGCAAAAAGCATGTCCTTTGTGTACATCTTCCAAGTTGGGTTGTTTAACAACCGGGCGTTCTCAGCGTCTTTGAGAGAGAAGCTCTCGACCCAAGTGTCTCCGGTATCCGAGCGCTTGCCATGCAAGATGCATACCGTCTCGTCAGACCGCTTATCCTTGGTGATGGAGTGACCTGCTGAGCGAATAAGGGTATTCATCATCAGAGCAGACATCTCCACCTTGCCGCGAACGAAGTACATGCCTCCGTTCAGGGCTTGTAGTGGGTCAACGCCCACCGACTTTGCCATCTCTACGACGGCATAGATGCCCTCAGCCCCAATCTTCTTGTAATGGGGCGACTGCATTAGCATCTGACACAGCTTCTGGGTGTTCTGCAACTCCATGAGAGAGTTGTCGATTACGCTTAGTTCTTTGGTCATGGTGTTATCTCCTGTGGTTCATGTGGTCGATTTGTGCCCGTTGGTAACCGAGGTACCAATGCATCAACCGGTTTTGGTTCTTTTTTTCAACGGCCGGGTCTGCCGCTACCATAGGCACGTCTAATGCGTGGCAAAGTTCATCTAGACAGCGTTCCATTTCCATGACATCGCCCGTCTTATACATTGCCTCCACGACGCCCTGCAGCCAATCTCTCATTCCTTCGAGGTCAGGCAGGTCATCTTGGTGTATGTAGCCGTAGTCTTCTGGTGTTTGTTCATATTCTGGTTCGTACCAGCTTGCGTTTCGTTCAAACATGGTGTGGTGCTCCTGTGTTTTCATTATCGCAGATTGAGCATTCCCTCTCAATCTACACCAAATGTAGCATAGACGAAACATAAACACAACAGAAAAAGCAAATATGGAACTAATATACCAAAAAATGCTAAGCTATCGCGGTTTGGAGGCACAGATGACGATTTTGAGAGATTGGATAGTAGATAATGGATATACCCAGGGGCAGTTCGCTCATGAGGTGGGAGTAAGTCGCACACACTTCGGGCTGGTGATGAATGGGCACAGACCGCCAAGCCCGATATTGGCTGAGCGCATAGAAGAATTTACCTATGGCAGAGTGTCGGCCGCTAGCATCATGGACGGTAGCGCTTTAGGTAACAATGGTAGGCGCAGACGTGTGCGTCGTCAGGGAATACCTAAGAAAGTCCTTCCCAACAATGCAATAAGTTTTTTATAGTCGACCGCGTATTAAAAGGGCGGACCTGGCTACCGCACCACCAGCTGCCAGGCCCTCACAGGAATACCATGCTCAGAACGAGCGTGATACGCAACAGGCAGCCTTAAAAACGCCCTTTTGCGTTAAAAACTGACTGTCACTGCGAGGAGACTAACATGAGTAGAGGATTTCGGTCTAACAAAAGAGCAACTAAAAAGAAAAAACCCACCGACGCCGGGAAGCATTCGTGGGCTTTTAACAAATCAACAACCTTGGGAGGAGTCGCATGAGAAACGAAAACCACAACCAGAGGTGTTGCATTATGCCACACACTATACCACACCAAACTCTACAGCAGCAAGCAAAAACGGTCACTCTGGGGGTGAGCTATGGGTATTGAAGCCCCAAATTACACCCAGGTCCCTAATTGCTTCTTCGACTACTGGATGGCTCAGCTGTCACACGCAGAGTTCAAGGTGCTGATGTGCGTAGCAAGAAAGACCTTCGGATGGCACAAGACTTCAGACGGTATCTCCCTAAGCCAAATTGTAAAGATGACAGGGACCTCCAAGCAGGGAGCCATCAACGCAATCAACATAATCATCTCCAAGGGGCTCATCGAGAAGACGCGCAATGCGTCCAAGGAGCATGGATATGAGGCAACTGGCTATAGAATCATCGTCCATGTCCCCAAGGAAGAGGATGATGAAGGTCAACTCAGTGGACACCCTAGTCAAGTCAATAGACAAGGGCTTGTACAACCAGTTGACAGGGGGCTTGTACAACCAGTTGACATACAAAAGAAAGACTTTTCAAAAGAAAAAGAACCCTTACGGGAGTATAGCGACACGGCTGCGCCGGTCGCCGCGGTCGCGCCAGATGTGCCTTCTCTTGCCAAACCAAAAAGGAAACGCAGCGAGAAGGTCATCCGTGCACCACACGTCAAGACAACGGACCTTGAGCATGCAAGGCTTGTCTGCGACTTCGGCTCAGAGCGAGTCCGGCAGGCATACGACCACCTCAGCCAGTGGAAGGAAGATACCCCAGCCTCGAAGTGGAAAAAGGACGACAACCGAACGCTCAGGCGGTGGGTGTTCAAAGCCCTCGATGAAGATGAACTGAGACGCAAGGAGCTCGAACAGCGTAAGGAGCGTCTAGCTAACGGCGGTCAGGTCAAGAAGTCAAACAGCAATCCATGTCTCTCTGAAGAGGCAAAGGGGCAGTACGATGACGCTTTCTAACCACTACTACTCGTGGGGAATCCCCCCAGCATTTTGGCCTTTGATGGAGAAGCGGCCCCAGCAGGAGCAAGACGTCCTTTCCAAGTGCAAGGACTGGATGGTGGGCGACAAGCCGTTCTGTATCCTAAGCGGCGATAACGGCACTGGGAAGACCACCCTCGCTTGCCACATGCTTAAGAGCTGGATGCAGGCCCAATATGCGAAAAAGCCACAGAAGGCCCCAGAATCGCGTTTCGTGAAGCAAGGTATGATGTACCACCAGTGGCTCGACGAAATGCGCTCAGGCAGCGTTTATGGGCTTCTACAGCGATATTTCGAACCAGACTTACTCGTACTTGATGATATGGGTGTCAAAGTGCCCACCGAAGGCTTCCGCGAATGGCTCATCAGCCTTATTGACCGGCGCATGGATTATTGCCAGCGGACCATCATAACCACCAACCTTAATGCCAAGGCGATGAAAGAGGCATACGGCGAGACAATGGTCAGTAGAATCCTGGTCGGGACACAAATCAAACTTATCGGAGGAGACAGACGACGTGATTGAAGAGATATATAAACGTAACATAGAGAAGCTAAAACCTAAGCTGGACAAAGCCAACTTCCCCGGTGTCATTCGCCTCTGTAGAGAGATGATGGGGCTCAAGCAGTTTGCCGCGGCGGAATACCTCGGCTTAGAGCGACACAGATACAAAAAGATTGAATGCGGAGACATGCCACGCGGAGCTTATGACGAGGAGTTAATTCGCCTGTCAAGGTTCTTTAGCCTTGACCATGACTGGCTTGTGGCGAAGCATGACAAGTTTCTACAAACACTATCTAGCGAGCGTAAAGAGGTGAGCCGGAATGTCTGGGATACCGTTAAATCCGCGAGAGGTTTTAGTGATTCGAGAGAGGACGGAGGAAATCGACGGATTTCTGAGGCTCAGGCCGGGGCGTAACGCTGTCCGAGATGCTGATATCTTCTGGTGGATTACCCACGGCAAGATGACTCGGAAGGAAGTGGCGGAGCACTACGACCTTACGCTTCCCTATGTGAGCACTCTTTACCAGAAGGCTTGCCGTGATGTGGCGGAGGCTAACGAGGTTTACAAATGGTGGTAAAAATCGAGCTTCTTGGAAACCCACAAACCAAGCTACGCCCTAGATTTAGCAGATGGAAGGGTCGAGTGCGAACGTACGACCAGCAGTCGGAGGAAAAGAACACGGCGCGATGGCTCATGAAGGCCAAGATGCCTTTTGAACCTTTTGAATGTCCCCTGCATGTGGAGATGGACTTTCATTTCACCCGCCCCAAATCGGTGAAGCGCCTATTCCACACTGTAAAGCCGGACGTTGATAACTTAGTAAAGTTTGTTCTAGATAATGGGAACGGCGTAGTTTGGATAGACGACAAGCAAATAGTGAAAATAACTGCCCGGAAATGCTACGATAAAGAAGCAAAGACGGTTATTAGAGTGAGAGAGGCCGATGATTGGCACAGTGGAGACTAGAAAGGTCGTAACAATCGAGTTGGAACGTTCTGAAGTTATCAACATTCTGCAGGGTGCGACGATGGAGGGACATATACAGGTCCGCCATGACAAGTCAGATGTGCCTATGGATTGCAGGGTGTATTGCTCTAATCCTGACATAAAGGACGAGCGGGTTATTGAGGACGATGATGAATAACTTCAAGTGGATGGTCTGCACTCAGTGTAAACAGACGGTGTTGCAAAATCCGACAGGTGTGTGCCTAAAGTGTAATGGCCCATTTGATGTGAATGACCAGCCGGACAGTTGGAAAAACTTACATAGGTGCAAGCGCTGTGGCAGAGAATTGCCTGTGGCTAGTGACTGTTGTGGCATTTGTAATGATGACGAGTGTGGTCATTTTGCTCCTGCGTTCACCAAGGATTTAGCTAAGTGCGCAGCCTGTGGCTGGGTACACGTTGTAGTGGAAAACGGGGGTAGAACAACCTGTTTCCGATGCAGGCAGGATGCCAAGAATATGACAGAGGCATCAGATAGAGACGTGCCGTATGGTGCGACCCTTCAACCAGTCAACAGAGAGGCGTGTTGTGGCAAAATCACCAGCGTGGCAGAGGAAAGAGGGCAAGAACCCCAAAGGCGGCCTAAACAAGAAGGGTCGAGCGAGTGCGAAGAAGCAGGGGATGAATCTTAAGGCTCCGGTTAGCAAAGAGCAGGCGAAGAAAAGCCCCAAGGCGGCTAAGCGACGCAAGTCGTTTTGCGCTCGCATGGAAGGGATGAAGAAGAAAAACACGAGTGCTAAGACTGCGAAGGACCCCGATAGTCGCATAAACAAAGCACTCAGAAAGTGGGACTGCTAAATGACAGACAAAGTGAAGCAAACAGAAATCAAGATGAAGCTAGGTGGCGACTGGACCTACCTCAAGGACGGCAAGCCGGAGCTTGGGCAGGAAGTAGAAGTTGTTGTTCTGATGACCTCCAGCGCGGAATACACCGAAGTGGACGCAGGCCCTCTGTGGCAACAGACCCTGACTAGGCCCGAAAAGGGTGATATCATAGCGTGGAGGAAGATAGATGCCATTCAAGAGCAAAGCTCAGAGAAGAGCGCTATATGCGAAGAATCCTAAGGTAGCAGCTGAGTTTGAGGCTGCCACTCCCAAAGGAGCCAAGCTCCCGGAGAGAGTAAAGAAGAAAAAGAAACCCGCAAGGAAGAAAAAATGAGTCACAAAGTTCATTTCGTCTACATGGACGGCAAAGACCTAACGGTGTTCCTCAAGGACAACGAAGTAAAAAGGTTTATGGAATCCATTGGCAAATCGGAGGTGTATTTTGACGATGAGGCAGGAAAAGGAATGTGGATTCCCATCGACAGAATCCGATATTTCCAGGTTGAAAGAGAGCTTGACCCGGGACAAGGCCTTAATCGAGTACCATCTGGAAATGCTGGAGATTCACGAAAGGAAGCTCCTCATTCAGAAGATGGAAGCGGAAGCGTGGAACAAGCTGTATGTCCACCTGAGACCGAACAAGCACAGGACGGAGATGGACTATCATGCTGAACGAAGAAGCAACAAGGAAGATTTACCAGATGGGCGCTGTCAGCGGGATGATGTCGACTTCTGAGTCGATGCTGGCCGTTATCGACAAGGCTCTTGAGGACGGAATAGAGACATCGAAAGTAATAGAAATTCTGCGCACTTTAGGCCAACACAGTGTCGAGCAGAGCAGAACACAATGGACCAAGATGCTGGAGGAGTTAGCCGATGAGCGTTGAGTGTATACAATTTAGAAGTCATGAGAGCGGAGCTTTGAAGGGCTTCGCTAACTTCCGAGTGCCCAAGATGGGCATTGAGTTGTTTGGATGCAGCTATTTCATGAAAGATGGCAGACGGTGGCTTAGTCTGCCAAGTAGGGAGTATGTGGACCCGGAGTCTGGTGAGAAAAAGTATATTTCCATCATGCGATTCATTGAAAAGGAGCACCTTGACGCGTTTTGTAAAGCCGCTTTACATGCCATTGATGAGTGGTGTAAAGCCAATGCGGAGCCGCAACAGGAACAGCCGATGCACCAGGAGCATGAAGAGCTGCCGTTTTGATGCATTTATTGAATCACTTAAAAATTGGCGAGCACCAAAATCAACCACGCCAAGCACAGGAATACAATGATTACGTGGAAAATAGAGACAAAGCAGATAGATGAGCTCATCCCGTACAGCAAAAACCCAAGGAATTTGAGTGAAGTCCAGCGACGACATCTTTCAGACTCGATTGACAAGTTCGGCTTCATCGATAAGCCCGTGGTCAATAGCGACGGAACCATTATCGGAGGCCACCAGAGGGTCGAGGTCCTTCGAGCCAAGGGAGCTCAAGAGATTGAGTGTTGGATTCCTGACCGTCAGCTCGAGGAGAAGGAGGTCGAGGAGCTTAACATTCGCCATAATCGCAATAATGGCGAGTGGGATTTTGACCTTCTGGCTAACTCTTTTGAGGTAGGAGACCTTCTAACCTGGGGTTTTTCGGAGGAGGATTTGGGCCTTGGTAAAGCGGAAAAGCCCAAGAAGGAGCCGAAACCGCAGGTAAGCATCGAATTTACGGACCGTGATACCATGATGGAGTATCTGCCCACACTAGAGAAGATAAGTTCTGAT